TTTTCTACATCAGCTAATCCAACAGCAACTAGAGTATCTTTAGTATCACCTACAACACGTCACTTGATTCATTTAGGTACTGAAACAACTATTGGAGATACCTCTACACAAGATGATATGTTTATAAGATTTTCGTCTCAAGAAGATATAAATGACTATACACAAACATTAGTTAATAGTGCTGGTTCACAAAGAATTCAAGATGGTACAAAAATTATGGGTTCTTTAAAAGCAAAAGAAACAATTTTAATTTGGACAGACAATGCCTTATACACCATGAAATTTATTGGTTCCCCTTTTGTATTTGGATTTGAGCAAGTTGGTACTAACTGTGGATTGATTGGTAAAAATGCAGCTGTTGAAATAGATGGTGCTGCGTTTTGGATGAGTCCAAATGGTTTCTTTATGTTTGATGGTACCGTTAAATCTCTACCTTGTTCTGTTGAAGACTATGTTTATGATCAAGCAGATACTACAAAAGGTCAACAGATTTATGCAGGTATAAATAATTTATATACTGAAGTAGTTTGGTATTACCCATCTCAAGGTTCTGATTACAATGATCAATACGTCGTATTTAATTATGGAGAAGCTATGAAAGGTGGAGTTTGGTATATTGGAACTGAAGCTAGAACATCTTGGATTGATGCTAGTGTATATCCTAAACCATCAGCTACTAAATTTAACGACTCAGCTACAGGTACTTTCCCTGTAATTGTTGGAGAATCAGGTTTAGGTCAAACAACATTATTTGAACATGAGGTTGGAACTGATCAAGTAAATCCGAATGGTAGTACAACTACTGTTACCTCATTTATAAAATCATTTGACTTTGATCTACAAGCTAAACAAAAAGATGCACAAGGTAAATCAAGTGGTCCTACAGTTGCTGGGGAAGTATTTTTAGCTATGAGAAGATTTGTACCAGACTTTAAAGATCTTCAAGGTAATGCAAAAGTAACACTAGCAGTTAAACGTTATCCTCAACAATCAGATACAGTTACATCTTTAAGTCCCTTTACAATTAACTCTACCACTGATAAAAAAGATACAAGAGCCAGAGGAAGGTTTGTTAACATTAAAATAGAAAATACTGATGTTAGTGAGTCTTGGCGTTTTGGCACTTTAAGAATAGATGTACAACCGGATGGTAGAAGATAATGGCTAAGATAGTAGTAAGAATACCAGAACCAAAAGAAGAGTATGAAGTATCTAACCAAAAACAAATTAACAGATCAATTGCTTTAGTTGTTGAACAATTAAACTCAACTTTTTTAAATGATCTTAAACAAGAAAATGAAAGATTTACTTGGTTTAATTCTGGAGGTATAGGTGGCTAATATTTACAAAAACGCACAGTTTGATCTAACAACTACTAATGCAACAGATGTTTATACTGTACCCTCAAACTCAAGAGCTATTGTACAAAATATACATATGGCAAACATAGGGTCAGGAAACGTTGTAGTTCATGCGCATATCTATGATAGTTCTGCGACAACACAATTTACTTTTGCAAAGCATACTATTGCTGCAAATGAATCAAAAAGTGTATCAGATGGTACTGTTATTTTAGAAGAAAATGATGTATTAAGAGTACAAGCAGCTAGTGCTAATGATATAGAAGGCACTTGTGCAATATTGGAAATAAACAGGGATTAATTATGGCATTTAAAGAAGAAGGTGAAGTAGCATATACAATAATAAATGGTAAAAAAGTACCGGTTGTAAAATGTGAAACAGAAGTTGTATTAAGGAATACAAGAACTAATGTAGAATATAACTCGGATCAAGAAGCAGAAGATGATATTGCAGATTCAAACACTCCAACGATTAGAGAAGAAATTACAAGATCATTAAAAATTAAAGTAGCAGCAATGCCACCACTAGGAGCAGCGTCAGAGTAATGTCAATAACAAGAGCACAACAAGCTAGACAACTTTATAAAAAAGGTAGTAAGGAACCTGTAAAACAAGCAGGAGTTATGAACTACATGCCATCAGAAATGGTAACTGTACCGAAGATAGCTAAATCTTCACCAGATACACCAACAGCAAAACTAGCTTACATTACACCTGAAGAACAAGACATACTTATAGATTTAAATTTATATGGATCACTAGATGGTAAACCAAATAGAGGACCTGGTGGTATACCTTCTTTAGAAGGTGACTTTGGTTCACCAACAGGTCAAGGGTATAGTGATAATGCAGGAAGTTATGGAGGCGCTGAAGGTCCTGATGTATCTGGAAGTAAAGACACTGGAACAGGTAATTACCAAGTAACTAATCAAACAGTTCAAGACGAATACAATAAAAACAGAAAAAAAAGAGAAGCGGATGCAAAACAAAAAGAAATAGAAAAAAAATTCAAAGCTGATGCAAAAAAAACAAGAAAAAAAATGCGTGACAAAGTATTGGCTGATAAAAAAATACGTAAAGAAAGAATAAGCAATATACTTTCAAAAAATAAAAATTATTTAGACCCTAGAACAGGACAAATTGTAGATCTTAGTAACTATGGTCTTTCACCAAGAGAATTAGCAGATTTAAAATCACTTGGTATTGATCCAAATAAAGAAGGACCAATGACAGATATGCAACAAGATGTATTTGATCAAATGATGGAAAAGAATGATAGGTTTTCTGGAGTTAATTTAGAAAATTTTCAAAACAAGTTTGATTTACCTACAACTGGAATAACAAGTTTAGATTTAGTAACAGGTTTACTTGAAGGACCTTTATCAAAAGGATCTAAAATAAATAAAGAATTTTTTACTGATGATGTTTTAGGTGCAGGTAAATTTAAATATGATGGTAATGTTGTGAACCCTGAAATATTTTCAATGCTTGACCCTACAGAAATGCAAGAAATATATGGTGATTATGACACTAAAAGAAAATCAGGTGAAATAGATGCTTATGGTAATCCGACTAATTTAAATACAGGTGGTGGAGACGATCAAGTAATAGATCCTTGTAAAGGACCCAACCCACCTGCTTATTGTTTTGTTGATGACAAAAAAGAAGAAGAAGAAGTAAATCCTAGAGACTACACAGGTATTGCTCCAAGATTCATGGGCTCTAGTTTTGATTTCACAGGTCTTGCAGAGGGTGGCAGAGTTGCTGCTCAACAAGGTGGGATTATGTCCCAACAAGGTGGTATCATGCCTAGATTAAGTGATTTAAGTGGTGATGTATCTTCTGCAGAACAAATGTTACAAGAAATTAATCAAAGATTACAATCAGCTGAATCTACTTTAGGTGAAGGTGGTGGTATGCGTGGTACAACAATTGCTCCAAACATGTCTCCTCTTGAAAACGCTATGAGAAGTCAACAACCACTTGGACAACCTGGTCTAGCTTCAATAGCAAACTATACTCCGTTTGCAGGCGAAACTTTTAGTCAAGTTCCAGAACAATTTAGATCTGGTTTTGATGAATACAAAAAAGAAAACCCAATAGGAATTGGGGGACAAGCTATAAGTTATTCGATGCTTCCAGATGGAAATAGAGTATCATTTGGTGATACTGCTAGTGCTTCAGGGTTTAGTGATTATTTAAATTCAATTGGACAACCAAATAATACATATCAAGGTATGGAAGGTTTTGCACCACAACCAGGAGGACCGATGCAATCAGCATTACAATCACCATTAGCAGGTGCCATAAGACAAGGTGCCATGGACGGTGGACGAATGAGACAGATGGAAATGATGGAAGATGAAGATGATCCGACAGGTGGGATCATGGACCTTGAATCAGGAAGACAAATGTATTTCTTAGGTAAACTTGTTAAGAAAGCAGGTAGAGCTATTAAGAAAGTTGTAAAATCTCCAATAGGTAAAGCAGCATTATTATATTTTGGTGGTAATGCACTTATGGGTAAAATGGGTGGTCTTAGCGGTTTAAAAGGATCTTTGTTTGGAACAGCAGGAGGAACAGCAAGGATGACACCTGGTATTTTAGGTAAACTTGGTATTACTGGTGGAGGGGGTGCTATGATGCCAACACTAAAAGGTGGTTTAAGTTTAGGATTAGGAATTCCTTTTGCTCTAGATGCATTAGGTGTAGGCAAAGAAGAAGAGGATGGTATTGATCTTGATGCGTATTACAAAACTCAAGGTATAGATATTGATGCTATTAGAAACAATCCTAATAGAATATTAGCTAGAAGATTTGTAGGAATGGCTGATGGCGGTAGAATAAACTATCAAGAAGGTGGAGATGCAGAACCAGTAGCCAAGAAGACTATGCCTCTATTAGATATGGATGGTAAGGTAATGGATTTAAGAGCTGAAGGTGGTTTTGTACCATTGGGTAGAATGGAAAGAGCAGATGACGTACCTGCAAGATTATCTAAAAATGAATTTGTCTTCACAGCAGATGCTGTTAGAAATGCAGGTGAAGGAGATATAGACAAGGGCGCAGAAGTCATGTATAACATGATGAAAAACCTCGAATCCGGAGGTGAAGTATCAGAGGAATCGCAAGGATTAGATGGCGCTAGAGAAATGTTTAAAACATCACAACGATTAGAGGAAGTATTATAATGGCGACAGAAACCACAATATCGCGACCAGCACCCTTTGTAGAAGATATAGGAAGAGATTTAGCTACCCAAGCCGTAGCAATGACAGGTGTTCCTGTTGTAACGGGTGGACTAGGAAGTTTAACAAGAGCAACTGGTGAAACAGATGCGGGTTTTCAAGCAAGACAAGATGCTGCAAGAGCATTCGACGTAAGAAAACAAAATTTAGCAGGACTTGCTCCACAAGTTGCAGGTCAAGACACTTTACAAAAGTTAGCAGAAATTAAAGCTCTTCAAGGTGTAGGATCATATCAACCTTTTTTACAAGGTGCACAAGCTGCTACTGGACCACAAGCTTTCCAACAGTTTATGTCACCATACCAATCACAAGTTATGGAAGCATCACTTGCAGAGTTTGATAGAAACTCACAAATGCAACAACAACAAATTGCAGATCAAGCAGTAAAGTCTGGAGCATTCGGTGGTGGACGTGAAGGTGTTATGCAAGCAGAATATCAAGCAGGTTCAGATATGGACAGAGCAACTTTACAAGCACAATTATTAAATCAAGGGTTTCAACAATCACAACAAGCAGCACAACAACAGTTTCAAAATCAACAAGGTCTAGCTCAGCTATTACCTGGATTACAAGGAACAGATATTTCACGTTTAGGTTCATTGGGCGCATTGAATCAAGCGCAAACACAAGCCGGACTTGATGCACAAAGAGAAGCTACAAGAATGGCTGCTTATCAACCACAGGAACAATTACAAAACTACGGTAACCTTGTTACAGG